ATAAATTTAAACCCACCAGAAGATAGAAAATTCCTATTCGTAATCTGATTGGTAAATATATTCTTTGTGTTGTTTTTCATTTTTATTACTATTTATTTTTTTACATAAAAAAAGGAGAGCAAAAGCTCTCCTGATAAACTCCTTAATGGGAATAGATCACATTAGGTTCTTAACTTGTACTCTTCTGTAGTATACGTTAGAGTTTCTCTTGAGGCGACCGCCAGATCCATCAGGTGGAATTGTAGCGCCTTCAGCGAATGGGTTAGCAACCATGCCATAACGAGTCTTGAAGCCAATCTTAGGCTGGAAGGTGTTCTCGCCAACGGCACGTACCATTTGGAGAGGAACATATGGGCAATAGAATAGGCCAGCGTCATAAGGATTAGAGCCCTTATAGCCTACAACGTAATACTGATTTGATGCTACGTTAGCAGCATATGGATCAATATATACGCGATATTTGCCCATCAATACACCAGCAAAGGTATTGCCAGTGTCGTCAACACTAAGATTTGCGTTAAGAGCTGGGGTGTAATCTAGAACACCAGCCATGCTTAGAGCAGAAGCTACGTCAGCAGAGCATAGGATGGTGTTGCCCTTTCCTCTACGAGTTCTTTGTGCGATAGCGTTAGCATCACGCTCGATTTGGAAAAGTAGACCCTTGAACTTCTCAACAGACCAACGACCATTTGAGTCAATGTCAAGGTCAAAATAACCCTGAGTAGCTACGTTTGCTTGGGCACCAGGCTCAGCAACGTTATAAATGGTACGAATTACTTCGCGGTTGATTTCTGCAAGAATTTCAGTGCTGAGAATGTTGGCAAGCTCAGCTTCAGCATTTAGACCATGAATTGCCTTCAGGTCTTGTGCTAGTTCTAAGCTATACTCAGCCTTTAGTGCGCGTGACTTAGCAATGACTGATACTTTCTCGATTGAGAAAGCCATTTCGTTAAACTGAGCGCCACCATCAGCACCAAGACCTTCAGCATTATCAGTACGCATACCCTGACCTACGTTGTAGGTGGTAGCGTCAGTTGGTGAAGCTGCAGGATCTAGTAGACCTGGATTGGTTCCCTGCTGAGCAGTTGTACCAAGACCAACAGCACCATCAGTCCAACCCTGAGTTTGGGCAAAGGTTGAACCTTGACCTGAGAAAGCGGTATCTACTTCATTGTAGAAAGCTTCTGCGCCACTCTGGTCATTGTAGCGTGAGCGCATAGCGAAGATAAGTCCAGTAGGACCATTCATTGGCTGAACGCCAGCTAGGTCATATGCGACCAAGTTTGGCATTGAGCGACGAATTAGGCTGATTAGAACGGGATCAAAACCAGCTACTGGTGATCCAGCTCCAGCTGAGAAACCTGGAGTACCAGTGCTTGACTGGGTGTTTACAGTTGGAGTCTCCATTAGATTATGGAGAGTTCCACTCTGGAAAGCAGTTTCTTCTCTTAGGAATTTTTCTTGGTTCTCTAGCAGGACTGCGGTTACTGCTCTTCTGTGTGAATCTTTGATTCTGTCAAGACCATCATAGTCTAGAAGAGGAGCCCACTTTTCCTGCAATTGCTCTGAATTGAACATTTGCGTTTACCTCTAAAAAAGTGCGTTTGTTTTGTTTGATTAATATTAAATTCAGTTTTTGCTGAATCCTGAAAGAGTCTTCAAGTAGGCGGCCATTGTTCCAGTAATAGGATCAGGATTAACATCTACTCCTTCGGACAAAGTTTCAGTTTTAGCTGATGGAGAAATTTTTCTTGAAGAAAAATAGGCTTCCTTCAAAGTCTCCAGTTTTTCACGATATTCTTGCTCACTTTCAAACTCAACACTTTCGGCAAGTGAAGCGAGCTTTTCTTTCTGAGAAAGTGCTAGACCCTCAGAAATCTCATCAAAGATCCCATCAGCAACCGACTCTGCGAGACGCTTGTTTAGGGAAACATTTTTTTCAATTTGCTCGTTGAGTTTTGTTTCCATTTCATCAAGTTTTTCTACCATACTCTCAAGGACATCATATTTATCTTCAGGGATTGATACATAATGTTCTTCAAAAAGATTTTTGAGACCTGACATGAAGGACTCTGCGAGTTCTTCTTTTAGTCCCTTTTGAATGGATAGTTGATTCTCATTTACCCACTCTTCAGCAACATACTCTAGGTAGGAATCTACACGCTCAGATAGAGACTCTTTGATTTCTTCTACTTCTTCTAGAAGTCTTTGCTCATATCTGATTTCTAAAGCTTCTTTAATTTCATTTACTTTTGATTTTAAAGCAGCTTCAAAAATTACCTTTGCTTTATCTTTAAATTCTTCGGAAAGTTCTTCACCCTCAATTAGAGCATTTACATCTTCTTCAATATCAAGCTCTTCTTCATCATCTTCTTCATCATCTTCTTCATCATACTCCTCTTCAAGTTGCTCTTCATCTTCTTCATCATAATTTTCTTCAAGTTGCTCTTCCTCAATCTCTTCTTCAATCTCTTCGTCAATTAATTCTTCATCATCTAATTCAGCTTCTTCTTTAGCAACCTTCATAGGATCCGCTGGCTTAGCATTTTTATTTACAACATCTTTAACCTGCATAAGTTTAGATTCTGCTGGCTTTAATTTAGCAGGACCATTTGGATCATTTGTATAATCTTCCGGAGTAGGTCCGCCAAGATCCTCCCAACCAGCAGCACTTTGACCATCAGGAATACCTGTGGTTAAGCGTGCCATTGGATCAGCTGCTTTTGCGTTTGCATTCACAGCGGTTTTGGATTGCTTTGTGCCTACTTCCATTTCTTGTAGATTTTTACCACGAGACATTTGAACTCTCCGATTAACCTTTATTTTAATCTATATTTATTTATAAATTATAAATTTGCCAAAAACTCATTGAATAAATTGAGTTTATGTTCTTCTAGTCTTTTTTGATCAACTAATGTATTAATTCTTCTTTTTGTTTGTTCAGCTTTCATTTCACGAAGAATTCCTCCTTCCCATACCCACTCTTTACCTTCCATAATTCCTTGAACAAAAGCATCAGGGGCAGAAGGGTCGGCAACAATATCTGCTGCTGTAGCAAGCATAAAATCTTCACCAACTTGACTATATCCCTCTTTGGTCTGTATTAGTGATCCAATACCTCTTGAAGATACTCCAAGAGTTACTCCCTCTTTCAATAAGGATTCGGCAATCTTTCCCATAGGAGTGGAAAGAATTTGAGCTTTTCCATAAAAATCGTTTCCTTTTGATTCTAGTGAAACAATCTTATGAGAAACTCTATCTAAGTTAATAGTGGGTCCGTCTGGGTGACCAAGTTCGCCAAGAGCACGACCTTTATTAATGTACTGTTCACAATATCTCTTAACTTCTCTTTCCATGACAGGATAGGAATAAACTCTATTATTCCTATTTGGCTGTTCTGTTTGTAAGAATGGTCCTTGAATAAAGAGTGTTTTTTTACCATTTACACTTTCGGTAATAACCTCTACTTTTTCAATTTCTTCTCTAATTAGTTTCATTTTAGGCGTGTCCTGTAAATTGAACTTGTTGTACGTATAATGTCCCTGAAGCACCGCTAGTTTTTCCAGCAACTTTAAATACTTCTCTCAGTTCTCCCTCAGAATCAATAACTTCGCCTTCACCTGACGTGTCCCAATCAAGTGTGATTCTTGTAGAAAAATAACCGTCATAACCAGCAGAATTATCAACTGCTGAGACATATGCGAAATTTGTATTAATACCTGATGGAGAAATGCCAGTAAGTTGTACAGAATCTCCAACTTCAAATGGTGATCCAGTGCCTGCAGGAAACTGAACAATAGTTGTTGATCCAGTTGTAATTCCAACAACTTTTTGCGATTTCACCGGACCAATACTTAAAGTTTCCGTACCTCCAATTGGAACATAATAATCAGCTACTGTTGCTGTTGGATTTGTGCCAATAGCAACATGGCAATCTGATGTTACAGATACAACTCTTAGAGTGTCACTTTGTTTTGGAATTATTACGGATTGAGAACTGGTTCCATTTACAGAAAATGAAGAACCACTCCCTACAGGTTTATGAGCCATTATTGTTATAATACACTTTTAGTTATTTATTAAATTGTTAAGTTAAATCATAAAAACTCAATGAACCAATGATATTTGCATCAGCACCACTTAGTTTTTTAATAGCAAGTGTATATATATCACTTACTTTTGATTGTGTCCTACCTAACTGCAAATCAAAATTATATTTTTCTTCTTGATTTAATGCTACAAATGCTTTATTTGCTGAGGTAATATAATCATTTCTGAAAATAATCCCTCCAGATAATCCAGTAGCTGAAATATCATATTCTACATTTGGAGAATCTGAAGCCTTAAAAGCAGCCCCAGTCAATGTTGCATTTTTGAGTAAAACAACTTCCCAAGCACTTTCTTGTTGACTACTTACAATTACATTTATTTGATTAGGAAGTACAATTGCGTCTTCTCTTCCAGGATTTAATTTTATACTAACTAATGGAGTAAATGTAGCTGTTGTACCTATTCCAACTTTAAAAGTTTCTCTTCTAGCAACATTTGGAGCAACTGTTTTTTCATACCCACCATTAGATTGTACTGAAACACAGATTTGCTTCATAGTAGAAGCAGATCCTACGTTACCAGTATTTAAAAGTTCATAACGAATTGGAAGTGATGCTGTAGTCATATATACACTATCAAGTGTATTCGCATGATTAAAAACATGTGCGGGAATAAATTTTCCATCAATAGCAAATCCAACCCTTACAGAACCAACACCTAACCACTCATATTCAGTAAAAAGAATTTGAGCTTTTGTCAAGTCTAATGTATATCCACTCACTCCAGTACCATCAAGTTTATCCTGATTCCACTGTGATTGAGGAACAGTAATTGTAGTTGATACTCCAGAAATGGCAGTTCTTTTTATAATATTAACTTGAGAGCCAACTAGCTCTAACATGATTCCATTTTCTGATGAGGCATAACCAACCCTTTGAGTTAAATTTTGTTTTGGTGGATTTAAAACAAAAGTTTGAAATACTTGTAATGATTTTCCTGGTTGATATGAAAATACTCTTTTACTTTCCCTAATTAGAGAACACCCTGCTGTAGAACCTATTGTTAAAGTTGCTGTACTTTGATTTGTAATAATTCCTACAGTGGATCCAGATCCAATAATTACATCGTCAAAATCACCACCTTGTGAATATCTGTGTGTAGAATCAAATAAAGTTAATGGTTCTGATACTTTTAACCTTCCAAATAAATCCCCACTAAATCCCTTTCCAAGTGGTGATTGATCATACAAATGAGACATTTATACTACCCTCCAAGAATTACCTCTCCAAATAAATGTAAGTGACCCATAATCATATGCTAAGATTGCTCTATCTCTACCATCAATAAGGTCATTTCCTGATGGTAAAATTGTTATATAACGATTATTTCCTCTAGATGCTTCGCCAAGTTCATCTTTTACGATAAAAATTTTACCCTCCCTTTCTGCATATGGAAGAGTAATAGTTACAGCTCCAGCATAATTCACACCAATATAATAATCTTTATGTGAAACAAAATAACTGGATGTTGTCACATATGTGACTGGAACATCCATATAAGTTAGATTTGTTTCACCACCCCCACCTAAAGTAGAGAGTTGTTGTTGAATTCTGGAAATAAAATCTTTATAGTGTTTTTGTAGTTGCTCAAAGGTTACAAAATTTTGATCAAGAGGAGTTATTGGATCATCATTTTGCTTAACATTTGAAGGCTCTGATAATAATCCAAGAGATTTTTCTATTAGTATATTTTGATTGCTTGTAGTTGTATTTTCTACAATAACATCAGATTTTTTCTTCTTTTTTTTCTTAATAGTTTTTTTATTTTTACTACAAGAAGTTGAGAATTGGTCAAATAAACAATCTAAATCTCCAATTAAATCCTTTATCTCTTCGTTTTGTTTTTGTTTTTCTATAGAAACAACTTTAAAAAACTCTGAAAGATCTTCTGTCATTCATCTTCAGAATTGAATTGCTGATCAAACATTGAGGAATAGGTACTTGGTCTAAGTTGATCAATTTTTTCTACAGTTTTATTAAATAAAATTCCCTTTACAGCATCACTGATGTTTGATGGTGATTCATCAGAAATAATCATATCTACTAATTCATCCATAATCTTTTAATTTAATTAGTTACAGTTTATTTATATTTCTCCACCAGTTGTTGGTGGTTCTACTTCTTTTGCAGGCATTTCTTGATCTACTGGAACTGCCCCCATTTCTCCTTGAATCGCATTATCAATTGGAAGACCAGTTTCGGGATCGACCGGAGCATTAGGATCTGGAATTATTCCTTTTTCAATTTCTTTCTTAATCAGCTTATCCTGCTCATAAATTTCCTCATCAGTTTGCCTCAATACATTTCTTCTTACATAATCTTGAGAATAGAATTTGCCAATATATGGCTCAGCAGTAGCAACTAATCCTAATCTTTCATTCAATAGCTCAGCTTCTTTTAATTCTGAGAAATGATTATCATATAAGAAATCATATTGTATATGTTGACTCATAATATCCCAGTCTTCTGGAGATACTATATTTTTAAGAATCAGTTGAGTTTTTAACATATCATTAAACATGTTAGAAAATCTTTTTCTCAGTCTACCAACAAACTTAGTAAACTTTAGCTCATCTCTTAAAATTTCTGATGAACGACCTAAATTAAAACCACCCTGACCATCTATTCTTGATAGAGGAACATTTAATGATTGGTATAATTTTTTCTTAAAATATTCAATATCAGTAATTTCTCCTAGATTTTGTCCTCCAGGGAGTGTAGTGATTTCAGTACCCCTACCACCTTCACGGCGAGGTAGCCAAAAATCTTCAAGCATACTCATGAATTTTTTATCATCACGAATTTCTCCAGTGCTTGCGTCATACACAAGCTTGTTACGATATCTCATCATAACATCGCGAAGATATTGCTCAGCCTTTACTTTAGGTAGATTGCCTACATCAATATAGAAAATTCTACGCTCTGGTGCGCGTGATAATCTGTAAATAACAAGGCTATCTTCAATCATACGAAGTTGATTGAGAGATTTAATTGCTTTATTTAAATATGATAAAGTTATTCCCTTATTTCTATCTACTAGACCAGATGTGCAGTAAGTGATAGAATCTTTTGCTATTTTAATTCCAGAGTTTGCTGATGATGAATTTTGGTTACCAACTGGACCAATATTATTGGCCATCTTTGGGTTGTAAATAAAATACTCTTGAATTTCTGGAAATTCTTTATCTAGTGGGTCATCAGTTACTAACTTTAAGTTAATATTATTCTGATTTTTAGGCTTTGATTTTTGTCTAACATAGCGCATTTTCATTGCATCTATGTACCTCAATTCTTGAATACCTTCTTGAGGATTTTTTACGTCTATTACCTTATGATAATATAGTCTGCCATCAATATACCAATTTCTATAGATTTCATGACACTTCTTGTCAAAATCTAATAGATCTAGAATTGTTTTAAACTCTTCTCTTATTCTTTTCTTTAAACCATCACTAGCATTTAAATTTGACAATTCAATTTGAACTGGAACATCATTCGTATCTGATACAACAGCTTCATTAACAATGTCTTCAATAGCACTATCAACCTCTGGGTGTAGTGCCATTTCACGATATCTTTTTATAAGGTCAAATTCTGTTCTATATACTCCTTCAATATCAACATAAGAACCAAAAAAACCACTGGTAATATAGTGGTCTACCCCATCCTCATTATTCTGAGGGATGGGGGATATAATACCAGGGTTCTTGGATTTATTATCTTCAATTGAAAAACCAAACAGTCTAGACATAATTAAATTGCGCTACTAAGTTATTTTACTATTTATTATGAAATAATAGTGTTAGTAGCATCTCCACTTTCTCCAGCAGTCCAATATTGGACTTGGAATGTTACACTAAATACTTCAATATCATTATTAGTATCATAAGAAAGAGGAATTTCTCCAACGTTTGTTGGGAAAATATCATAAAATTTGTAACTTCTTAGTGGTGTGATTTGTGAATCATCTGCGATATCTGAATTTGTTCTAGAGAATCGTTCTCCAGCACCTCTTCCAAGTTGATGGACAAACGCATCAGTCATATATGATGATGGATTTGTAGCACCAGTATTATTATCAAGCTTACTTATTGAATTCATCCATAATTCAAATGCAGTTCTCAATTTGAAATCCTCATCATTAATGATGGTAACCTCCCAAGGATCAATAGTTCTGTCTCCAGCAACTTTTAAAACTCTTCCTCTAAAAGGAACTGGAATTTCTGCTATTGTAGATGCTGGAAGAGCAGCAGTTTTGCAAAGAAACTTGAAGGTTTCAATTTCTTGACCAGCGCCAGTTTTCCATAAGCTTGCCAATGGTGCTGGGAAGCTAGGAATTTCAACTTCAAATAAATTAGATCTAGCACCACCACCAGCAAGTCTTTCTTTAAATCCTGTGATTGTTCTTAAGGTAGACATTTGTAACTCCTCCTATTTTGGATTATTTAAATAATGATCAAACTCTACCAGCCACTTCTTCAAAAGAAACACCAGTTCTTGTGGCAACAAAAGTTAGTGTTACATAATTAATAGACTTGGTTGGCTTCAAGTAAATATCCGCTCTGAATTCATTATTATCAATGACATCTGGAGTGTTATTTGTTTCGTCACAAATAACTAAGAAGTCATATAATCCTCTCTTAGCTTTTACATCTCTTAAGTATGGCTCAACAATATTGACAAAATTGGATCTTGTTACTTGATCATTCAATTCAAATAGTTGAGCTTGAGCTGATCTTTCCAATGCTTGTTCAACTGTTAAGAACAATCTACGAACATTGATTCTATCAAAGGCGGAAGCATAACCCAATGCTGTCTTATCACCAAATAGAAGTATTCCAACTCCTGGTTGGTTTACGATGGCATTAACTCTTAGTGGATATAACTTATCCCTTTGAGCTTTATTTGGATTATATGCTAACTTAATAGCCCCATTAAGAATTCCTCTTTGCTGACCGGCAGGTGAGAACCAAGGATATGAGAAGATTGAAGTTCTCACACAAAGACCAGCGATATCAGCATTACATGGAATATAACGGAATTTATTATTAAATCTATCATAGGTATACTTATAACCACTATCAAAAATTGCGTATGATGAAGATGATAGTGGAGCAAAGAATTCTATAATATTAGTTGTTTGTGTATTGGCATTTGTCTGATTTACAACATCTGCTCTATGAGGAGAAATTACAGCAATACAATCCTTTCTATTACCAGCAATGGATATTAGATGATTTGCTTTTGCTTGAGATTCAAATTTGTTATCCAAACCAGGTCCCATGATTAGATAATCAACAGCAATCTCATCTCTATTTGAGAATAAATTGTAAGCATCAAATAACCCCCCCAAATCAGCCTTTAAACCACCATTGGATGCATAATCCTGCCCACCTAACAAAGCGTAAGTGGCATTTCCAATAGCACTGAATACCTTATCTTGGGCAGGCTCATTCCATAGGCCATCAGCAACTCCATAAGGAGTGAATCCACTTGAGAAACCTGTTTGGTAGATCTCTTCATTGTTTGAATTATCTGATGGGTTGTCCCCAACGTAGAGATAATTTGAATATCTAGCAAGATATTCTTTCCACCAAATTCTTTGAGGTGCGTTAACCTGAGATACGGCATCAGAAGCTTTTGAAAGATTTAAGTGTCTTTCTAAGATATTTCCTTGAATACCAGTTACTTCTCCAGTATCATCTATTACAACAACATGGATTGCGTCATTTTTTCCATTTCTTTCGGTTACATAACCATTAGTAATTGGTTTTGGAGCAATTGACTTCCAGTAAATTAATGAATTTGCTAAATCAAGAGTCTGTTGATCATACCAATCAACAGAAGTAATTACACTTAGACCAGAAACTAATGTTGATCCATTTGATAAAACAATATCAATATCATCATTTGTTCTAAATGAAGATGCTACTTGCTCTTCTTGGTAATCTATGTAAATATCAGTGGTTGTATTCTCAGCAACTCTTGAGATTATTTTAACATCAATAGAATCTTCTTGAACTCCTGTAACAATACCTTTCAAGATTCCTGTGAAGGATGAGGTTGTACCAATTCCAGATAAAGTTGCACCAGTAAGAGCTTTTGTTACTGCCATTCCAGGAACAATTCCGTTTGCCTGAATTGCCGCAGCTCCAATTTCTAGCGTCTGATCGGCTTTATCGTCAATAATACATACCTTAAGATTATTTGCCCAAGATCCAGGATGCTTTGCCGCAAAGATGTAAGAGGCTAGATCGTCAGAATGTACAGCTTCATAGTTCTCAAAGTTTTTAATTTTGAGGGTAGTATCACCTACAGTAGAAATTCCTGAAGTTGTATAAATTGTATCTACTTCAAAAACAACACTATCAGCACCAATAGTTCCTCCAAGAGAAACTTTTGGAACGGTAATTAAATCTCCTGGAATGAATCCAGAACCGCCATTGACAATTAAAACGCTATAATCAGTTGAACTTGTCCCATCATTGGCTACAGTAACTGACAAAATTGCTAATGAACCATTACCATCAGTTGTATAATCATCTTCATTTACAGTATAAGTTCCTGGAGCAACTGTTGATACGCCAGCAGCAATATCTGTACTTATCCCTGTTAATTCTCCAGTTCTAATTCTTCTGGAATTAGCAGTTCTTAAGTTTGCACCATCTACTCTTACAACTTTAAGAACACCACCATAAGAAAGGTATGATGAAGCACTCATCCAATACTCATATTGAGCATCATTTGAGCTTGGTTTTCCAAAAATATCAATTAATTCTTGTTCAGTTGTAATATCAACTGCTTCTTCAATTGGACCAATGCTGAATGGACCCGCAATTGCTCCAATGTTATCTAAAACATTATCAGCTCTTCCTACAGTTAAATCAACTTCTCTGACGAGTACGCCTGGAGATAATTGAGGAGTCGCCATGTTTTTCTCCTAATACTTCAGTCTATCTAAAAAATATTTATTAAAATTTTGATTTACATATAGTCCCACATATATGACATATCCCCATATTCATCAGTAAACCACCTATCACCACTTTGATCAACAAAAGAGCCTTCATCAGAAATTCCATTGCTGATAAAACCAAAAGGTGACATGTCTTGTTCTATTTGGTTCTTTTGTTCTTCATATAGACGTTTTCTTATATCTTGGTCAGTTAACTCCTTAAAGTAGTCTTGTGCGACCAGCCAGGCGTATATTACGAGGCACATGGCTAGGTCATCATTACATCCATCTTCAGCTTCAAATGAATTATTTTTCTGAATAAACGTTGTTAACTCTGAAATTATTTCATAGTCATTAAATATTAACTTATCCTCTTCAATTAAAGTTTTTAGATTAAGAGCACCAACTTTCTTAACAGTCTTGGACATTTTTACTCCAAGCTGCGTCTTCTTCCCAGAAAATCCTTGCCCAACTATTTGTCCGGCTCTTCCTCTCATTGAACACATTAGAACATTTTGATATTCAAGGTCATAATGTAGTAATGAGGCTACTTGATCTCCTATGTCATTAACTTCGCATAGTATATACGCACTATTGTAATTTTTTGCTACTTCGTATATAATATTTGGAAATAACATTGGTTTTATCTCATTGTTTCTATATTTCGCAACTATCTTATGTGGGAAAGTTGTGATATCTGTTACCACAAAAGCAGAATAATCTTCACTCACACCTCTAGCAACATCAACCGTAATTATATAATCATGCCCTTTCTCGACATCATGGTAAACGTCCAATCCAGCATTTCTTTTTACCGGACTATCATACACTAAAGATCTTAATTTACTAGGAGCAATTAAAGTATCAACTGATCCTAAAAATTCACAATTATGAGATATTATGTCATTTGAATAGTACAAATTATCTTCACCAACATCAAGCAAATCATAGAGATATATTCCTTCCTCTACAATTTCATTGTAAACTACTCTTTTTTCCTGCAAAAAATCATCAACTTTAATTTTTGATGCCTTAATCTTTTCTTCTCCAAATGAATGATTATCTGAGCATTTTATTTCTGTCCCATCATCAAATATTATCCAATGGTAAAAAGGTTTATATACCTTTTGAATTCCGGAAAAATCTTTAAATCCGTAAGGAGTTTTTACTTTATTATTTTTATTAAGTTTAAACATCTTTCCAACAATCCTTTAAAATAATTCTTTTGATGCCTTGTGGGGTCAAATTATAATAATTTGCATATTTTTTGCAAAATGCTTGAATATATGATAATTTTCTGCCATTTTTCATAACTATTCCAACATTCGGTAGATCTGGTTTATCCTCGTATAGTTTTCTTATTTCTATTATTTGTTCATTGCTAACTTTTCTACTAAAAACTCTAC